TTTACGGCGTTTGAAATTCATAAAGACCTGGTAGAAAAAGAAGGGTTTGATCCTAAATCAGATGAATACTATGCAGAAATCGACAAAAGAATAAAAGTTGACTTTCCTCATAAATTTGATAGAAAAGAAGGATCGGCTAAAACTGTTCAGACAGTTGCTTCGGTGAAACGAGGCGTGAAACCAGGCCGCAAAAGTGTGAAACTCACATCATCACAAGTGCAAATTGCACGAAAATTGAATGTGCCACTCGAAGAATATGCGAAACAATTATTAAACGTGAAGGAGGTATAAGCATATGACAGAAAATAAAACTTCTCGCGCGAGTCAAACTAGGTCTAAAACTGAAAGACCAAAGGTTTGGACTCCACCATCATCTTTAGATGCGCCCAAAGCCCCAACGGGTTATAGGCATAGATGGATCCGGGTAGAAACAATGGGATTTGACGATACCAAAAATTTACAAGGTAAACTCAGATCTGGCTGGGAATTAGTCCGAGCCGATGAATACCCTGGAGACGAATATCCTGTAATCACTGAAGGGAAGTATAAGGGAATGATCGGAGTTGGTGGCCTTGTGTTGGCAAGGATGCCTGAAGAGATCGCTAAGCAACGTGATGCCTATTATCAAAAAATGACACGCGAAGCTAACGAAGCACTAGAGTACGATCTTGGTAAGGAGCAACATAAGAGTATGCCGATCCAACAGGAGCGGCAATCTCGCGTAACCTTCGGTGGTACAAAGAAAGAGTAACTTTCTCGGGATAACAACCAATTCCCTATCACTGAATTTAATTAACCGTAAATAACGCAAGTTATTTACAAGGAGTAATAATATGGCAAATATAGACGCACCGTTCGGTTTTAGACAAGTCGGTGGACTCGGTAGTAGACCAACTTCTGAAGGTACATCTAAGTATTTAATTAACAGCACTCAAGCTGGAAATATATTTGCTGGAGATGTAGTAACTGCAGGAGATGGGACAACTAAATATGAGGGTGGTGGAACCATCCCATATGGTTATATTGGATCTTCCGAAACAGACGCAGTGCGTAATGTCGGGATATTTAATGGTGTTTTCTACGACGATCCAACAACTGCTAAACCAACGTTTAAAAACTACTGGCCCGGAGGAATCACAGTGACAAATCCGGCAGAAGGAGCAACAGCGTTTGTGTATGATAATCCTGATGACCTGTTTGAAGTGCAAACTTCAGGCACGTTGGCTCAAACTGTAGCTAGTCGTGGAAACGACATGGCTTACACAGCGGGTTCAACAATCAATGGGAGATCTAAAGAGGAAATCACTGGAGCTGCTGTAGCAGGTGGACAATTCACTATGATTAGAAAAAGTGAAGACCCATCTAATACAGATTTATCCACTGCTAACTCTAATTGGATTGTAAAATTCAATGAACATGTTTATTACAACTACACCAATACATAGGATATAAATTATGGCTATTTCACGACAACAGCTTGTCAAAGAACTAGAACCAGGTTTAAACGCCTTGTTCGGTTTAGAGTATAAGCAATACGCAGACGAAACGAAGCAAATCTTCGTAACAGAGTCTTCTGACAGAGCTTTCGAAGAGGAAGTAATGTTATCAGGCTTTGGCGACGCAGCTGTGAAACCTGAAGGTCAAGGGGTAACTTTTGACACAGCTCAGGAAACTTACACTGCTCGTTACACTATGGAAACCATCGCATTAGCTTTTGCAATTACAGAAGAAGCTATCGAAGATAATCTCTACGATAGACTCGCTTCTCGTTATACAAAAGCTTTGGCAAGATCTATGGCGAGTACTAAGAATACGAAAGGCGCTACTATTTTAAATAACGGCTTTACATCAGGAACATTTGGTGATGGTCAGTTTTTATTAGTTAGTACGCACCCAACGTTATCTGGTAATCAAACTAATATCTTGTCTACTGCCGCGGACCTAAATGAAACTTCTTTAGAACAAGCAATGATTGACATTGCAGCGTTCAAAGACGAAAGAGGTTTAAAAGTTGCAGCAAAAGCAAGGAAAATGATAATTCCTTCTGCGCTTCAATTTACTGCTGAAAGATTGTTAAAATCTCAAGGTAGAGTAGGTACTGCAGATAATGACATCAACGCACTCAAGAATATGAATATGATTCCTGAAGGCTATGTCGTTAATCACTATTTAAGTGATACAGATGCATGGTTCGTTACTACAGACGTGCCTAACGGAATGAAACATTTCGATAGAGCACCTCTTAAAACATCCATGGAAGGCGACTTCGATACTGGTAACGTAAGATACAAAGCTAGGGAAAGATACGTTTTTGGCGCATCTGACTGGCGTGGTATTTTCGGAACACCAGGAGCATAGTAAAATAAAAAAATGAGGCGGCCTCAAAACCGCCTCATTTTGACTATAAAGATAGAAATTACCTATGAAAAACTTCCGAATACAAATCCGATATGGAACGGCTATTATGCTAATTTTAATGTAATGGCTGAAGACACCAAAGAAAGTATAGAAAAATCAATCCTTGACAAACTAGGAAAAAATGAGGTAAAACTGGAGAAAGATGGATTTACCACTGGTAAGTGGATAACCTATGAGGAGGTTACAAATGACCCAAGACCTGTACATTACGAAGAAGTCCTTGGAGTTAGAATGGCAACAAGAGCACCTGAAGGAGGGCAAGTATAATATTAATATGTCCTATATTGACAAAAAAATTCAGGAGATTGTTAAACAGATCATTGCCAAAGAGTTTGAAGAACAAACGCTTCAAACCAAAATAAAAGACGCCAAGCCCGAAGTTTCGATAGCCACTTAAGCGCTATCAAAAATCAACTATTTACTACAGGATACCTTGCACTCTTTGCAAAAAAGAGCTATAGATTAATTACTATACAATTAAATTAGAATGCTGACGAGTATAGTCGACGGCCTAGAGACAGCATTCGCAAACTAGGAGGATTATAATATGGCAAATAGTACATTTAACGGTCCGGTACGATCCGAGAACAACTTTAAGGTGATTAGTAAAACTGCATCTACAGGTCTTATTTCTGATCGAACGGTTCAAAGCGGGTTGAAAGACTCTCGAAGATATTATCTCGACGAGTATTTTAATCAACTTCCTGCTCTTAACGCTTACCTACAAGGCTCAGAAACAAAAGACTGGGGCAGCATAGATGACGGCAATGAAGCAGCAGAAGACGTAACAGTTACAGGCGCAGCACTAGGAGACTATGCGGTAGCAACAATGAGTATTGATGTTACAGACTTAACTATAACGGCATCAGTAACAGCATCAAACGTAGCTACAGTTGTTTTAGGAAACTTCACAGGTAGTGCGGTAGACCTTGGATCTGGAACATTAACAGTTAAAGTTTTTAAAGCTGGTTCAACAGCAACAGGTAAAAACAATAACTTTGAAGTACTAGGTACTAACATGACTACAGCGTTAGCTACTAGAAGCGCTACTTCTGCAGTGGTTACGTTAACAACAGCAGGTGCTGATCAAGACCAAGCAATTTTAGCTCCACACTTAGACAGTGGACAAACTGCTTGGACAGGTGTCAAGTGGGGTACTGAAAATCAAGTTACATGGGAAGCTTGCATCAGAACAAGTGCGGCTATTGATAATCAAAATATTTGGGCGGGGTTGAAAAAAACCAACGTTCCAGAAGTTGCGACTGATACTGAACAAGCATATTTCACATTCTTAACGGATGCGGATAACTCTGGTCAATCAATGACTGACTTTACTTTACTACACTTTGTTCATAGTATTGGTGGTACTGATTATATTAGTAGACTACCTATCACAGTAGCGGCAAGTACAAACTATCACTTGAAAGTATCATTTGATAGTGACAGAAAACTGTCTATATTTGTAAATGGTGTTCAATACAACATTACAGCTACATCTGGAAGTACAGGTGGTACAGCGGTTACTCAAGGTAATACTAAATCTGCAGCTATAACTAACGATGTGGATTTAATTCCATATGTTGGAATTGAAGCAAACGATGGTGCAGCAGCAGCACTAGATGTTAGCTATTGTGCAGTGAGTAGATTAATATTTGAATAATATATAAATTTTAAGATGGGGCTTCGGTCCCATCTTAATTAATATTAATAGTTAGGAGAAAATTTATGTCAACAGATATAAAATCATCTGCAGTAATTACAACTACAGCGCTCGACGCTGATGGTTTATCGACTGCGGCAGCCGTTGGAAATAATGCAGCACTTACTTTAGGTGGAGCACTAACTTCTGGAGGCGCTTATACAGCAGATACTGGAACAGCTAGACAAATTACACTTTTAAGTGCAAGTGACGATTCAGGAATTTCATTTACAGTAGTAGGAACGGATGTTAATGGAGACGCTTTATCGGAAACCGTTACTGGAGCAGACTCTAGTACGGCAACAAGTACAGGGTATTTTGCAACAATATCGTCAATAACAGCAGTTGGAAATCCAGCAGGTAATATGTCTGCAGGAATTAATTCTGAAGTAGCAGGCGTTATTTTTCAAGGTCCCACACGAGTTAAAAATTTAATTTGGTCTGGTGGCGGTGCTATTGGATCAATTTACGTAAGAAATAGTGGAACAGCAGGAACAAGTTTAATAACAGTTCGTTCTAATGCTACTTTAGGGGTTAATGATAATCTTACTTTAGCAGATGATGGTGTTCTTTTTGCTTCTGGAGCTTATATTACTTATACAGAAACTCAGTGTAATAGTGTAACGGCATTTTACGGATAGTAGGTAGCCCATGGCGAATACTACTTCTGGAACAGTTACTTTTGACAAAACATTTGCTGTTGATGAAATTATCAACGAAGCTTATGAGAGAATTGGTTCTCAAGTATCTTCTGGTTATCAATTAAAAACAGCAAGACGATCTTTAAATATTCTTTTTCAAGAATGGGGTAATAGAGGTTTGCACTACTGGGAAGTAGGCGATACTAATATTGATCTAGTTGAAGGTCAGGCGGAATATACTTTTTATAGAGCATCGGGCGATGGAACAAGTTCTACTACAGCAGGTGGAACAACTGGAACTTCTACTTATGGCTTGGATGATGTTTTAGAAGCTACACTTAGGTCCGATAAAACAGATACAGATCAATCTGATTCTTCTCTTACAAAAATAGCTAGATCGGCTTATTCAGCATTATCAAGTAAACTTTCTAAAGGAACTCCAGCACAATATTTTGTTCAAAGATTCGTGGACAAAACTACATTTACAATTTACCCAACACCCGATTCAACAGCGGCAGCAAAAGACATTCACATGTTTTTTGTAAAAAGAGTGCAAGATGCAGATGCAACTTATACAGACGCAACAGATATTCCATACAGATTTGTACCTTGTATGGTTTCAGGACTTGCATTTTATTTAGCACAAAAATTTAACCCACAATTAGTACAACAAATGAAATTGTTGTATGAAGACGAGTTAACACGAGCATTAGCAGAAGATGGTTCTTCATCTAGTACTTATATAACTCCGAAGAATTATTACCCGAATATATAATGGCATACGCAAGAGGAAAATACGCACAGGCAATATCAGACCGATCAGGAATGGCTTTTCCATACAATGAAATGGTCAGAGAATGGAATGGAATGTTTGTTCATAAATCTGAATATGAATCAAAACAACCTCAATTAGAGCCAAGACCTCATGGTGGAGATGCACAAGGTTTACAAAATTCTAGAACAGATAGAACAGAAAATACTGTAGCACAATTATTAATCCCTGATCCATTTACCACGTATGCAGCTTCATCAGGTATTATTAATGTCCATGCACCGAATCATGGGTTGACAAATGGATCAACGTACAGATTTAGAGGAGCACCAACAACTTCAGGCACTTATGGTGATCCTGGTAGTTTTGATGGTATAGCAGGATCAAATATTGCATATGCTTCAGGTTATGCTATTACTACAGGTAAGTATGTTAGCGGTGATAGAGACACAGATTTTACAACAGATTGGTTTTATTTTACAGTTAACACAAACACTGCAACAGCAGGTAGTGTGAAAGGAGGAGGGTTTCCAGTCTCAATCGGACCAGTAACTCTTAGTGCATAATGGCAGGATTTACATATTCAACACTTACAACAGCAATTCAGAATTATACGGAAGTTGGAACCGGTGTACTTTCAAGTACCATAACCGATCAATTTATAGATAATTCTGAACTTAGAATACAAAGAGATGTTCCAATTGATGCAGATCGAAAAGAAATGATAGGAAATTTAACTGCTTCAAAAGATAATGTTTATGCTCCTGCGGGAACTTTATTTGTCAGAGGAATACAAGTTTATACTTCAACGACTGTTGCAACAGGAGCTAATAGCTGGTTAGAAAAGAAAGATATTAGCTATTTAAGAGAATATGATGCAGCTGAAACTACTACTGGTACACCAAAATATTATGCTATGTCAGGAGGAGCAGAAGGAACAGGAGCAACTTCTTCAGGAAGAATTACAATTGTGCCAACACCTTCTTCAGCTTTTATGTACAAAATTCATTACAATGCTAGACCTGTAGGATTAAGCTCAGCAAATACGACAACTTATTTAAGTTTAAATTTTGGAAATGGACTTTTATATGCATGCTTGGTAGAAGCATTTAGTTATTTAAAAGGTCCAATGGATATGCTACAATTATATGAACAGAAGTACCAGACTGAAGTACAGAAGTTTGGTGCAGAACAATTAGGTAGACGTAGAAGGGATGATTATACGGACGGCGAACCTCGTATACCTGTTCCTGCTCAGACACCGTAAGGATAGAATATGGCAACACTAACAGTATCAGTCAAAGAAGCAATCACACTCAATAACATAGACTATGGATCGGAAAGATCTTTGGATATTTCCAGTGTCAATGAAGTTGTAAAAAGAGTGGTAACAGCATCAACCACAGAATGTGGTCTTATAGGATTTATATCCGCAATTAGCGGTGTAGGAGTAACTGCCAACAAAGTTGGTTATGTTGCAGGAATATTTGACAACGGCGACGTACGATATATTAGAATTACAAATTTAGATTCATCAAATCATATTATGTTAACTTTTAAAGATGAAGATAATACAGAGTTTAGATTGAAGGTAGATGCAGGTCACTCATTTATTTATCCAGGTGATAATAGTGGCGGCGTGGTAGATACAATGAAGGCAGCAGGATCAGCTTTAGCTTCAGGTCTTGCAGATTTAACAGACATTACAGTTGATACAGATACAGCATCTTGTGATGTTGAAATATTTGTAGGGAGCGCTTAATGGCATCGTCATATACGGTATTAGGTACAGAAAAGATGACAACCGGCGAGAATGCCGGTAACTGGGGAACAAAAACTAATACCAATTTAGAAATTTTAGAACAGGCTTTTGGTGGTTATCTTGCTTTTACTATAGATGCAACATCAGAGACATTAGCTATTACAGATGGAGATTCAACAGCTTCAACTTCTGAAGCTCGTCATAAAGTTATAAAATTAACAGGAGCTATTACAGGAAACCAAGTTGTTACGGTTCCTAATGATGTAGTTAAATCATATATTGTTTCGAATGCAACATCCGGTGCATACACTGTTGTATTTCAAACTGTTTCAGGATCTGGATTTACTTTTGCTACAACTAATAAAGGTGTAAAACTTTTATTTGCCGATGGAACCAATGTCGTTGATACAGGTATCTCGTCTGTTGGAACATATGATTTAGACGGCGGTGAGTTAACTCTTGACGCTGATTCCGATACAAGCATTACAGCAAGTACGGACGATCAAATAGATTTTGAAATTGCAGGCGCTGATGATTTTACAATGACAGCGAATGCTTTCAATGTATTAACTGGATCTCATGCAACTTTTGCTGATAGTGCTAATGCTAAATTTGGTACTGGCAATGATATGTTGGTATATCATGACGGATCAAATTCTTATATTACAAATTCACAAGGTGCTTTAAAAGTTGCAACAGAAACTTCAGGAATTGCAATTACATTAGGACACTCAACTTCAGAAGTTACAGTTGCAGATAATCTTACAGTAACAGGAACTTTAACAGGTACTCTAGCTACTGCTGCACAAGGCAGTGTAACTAGTCTTGGTACTCTTACAACTTTAACCGTTGATAATATTATTACTAACGGTACTACAATCGGACATACAAGTGATATAGATTTAATAGATTATAATA